TGGTAGCAACGGCAGCCGAAAAGAATTATGAGGTTAATAGAGCAATAACCGCCAGACTTGAAGCAGAAGAAAAGGTAAAACGCCTTGAGCAGGAAATTAAATCCCTACGGGAGATAATTACAAGCACATCAAATAAGCAGGAGGAATTGAAATGAACACACAGCTCACCACGCAGAATGAACCTAATCCACCGGCAAATCCCTTTGCAAGCGGGAAGCCGAAAAACATCAATGAGGGCGCAGTAACGATTGAATCCAGTCGTGCCGTTGCGGAAGCTCAGGGAAAGCTTATCATTGCAAAGCATTTCCCACGCAACGAGGTTGAAGCCTACGCAAAGGCAATGGAAGCCTGCAAGCGCAAAGAGCTTGCAGGAAAGGCTATCTACAGCTATCCCCGAAGCGGAAGCACAATTTCGGGACCTTCCATTCGCCTTGCAGAAGAGCTTGCAAGATGTTGGGGAAACATTGATTTTGGAATCAAGGAGCTTTCGCAGAAAGACGGCGAAAGCGAAATGCAGGCTTATTGTTGGGACATGGAGACGAACACAATAAGCTCCCAGACGTTTGTTGTCGCACATATAAGAGACACAACAGAGGGCGCAAGGAAGCTCACAAAACAGCGTGACATTTACGAAAACAACGCCAACATGGCAGGGCGCAGACTGAGGGCGAGAATCCTTGCGGTTCTGCCGCCTGATTTAGTCGAAGCAGCTGTCAGGGAATGCATGAAAACGCTTGCAGGAAACAACGCAATACCGCTTATTGACAGAGTTAAAAAAATGGTTGCGGAGTTTGAGAAATTCGGCGTTAAGTCAAACATGATAGAAAAGCGTTTGGGGCGTTCTCTGGAGACCATGACAAGCGAAGATTTCAGTGAATACACAGGCATCTACAACAGCCTTAAGGACGGTAACACAGGCGTTTCTGAGTGGTTTGACGTAAAAATCGGCAGTGACCGTGCAAGAGAGCTTACAAATGAGATATTGGGGGAGAAAGAGAATGTACAGTAAATTACAGGACGGAAGCTTCATCGTCTGCGGACGTGCAGCACGAGATGCTGAATTAAAGACCACGCAGAGTGGAAAAAAGCTCTGCAAATGGAGTGTTAAGGTAGGCACGAAGCACATTACTGAGGGCGAAAATGAAGCAATCTGGACGAACTGTCAGGCGTGGGGTGACACTGCCGGAACTGCCGCAGGCATTAAAAAAGGTGATTATGCCCTATGCATCGGCAAAATTGAAGAAAACGAGTACAACGGTAAAACCTACAAAAACCTCGTTTGTGAGTTCATCAGCATCATGAAAAACACTCCCTCACCGGCAAGCAATGAACCATATACAGCGGATTTGGATTTGTCGGCATATGAAGCTCTGGGCGATGATGACGCACCATTCTAATTGTAAAATTTCCGTGAATATTCAACTGTTCACGTTTGAAAAAGGGCAGATTCTGCCTATAGTTAGGAGGTGTAAACGATGCTGAAATTAAGTGATGCAAATTCAATAGATTTTAGTAATAACAAACAAATAATAGACATTCTCAGTAACATAGCATGGGGAAGTCACTCACAGAAAGAGGTTACAGACGATGTAACTGTTCTCCGTGAAGCAGCTGTAAATGCAAGGAAAGGCGAGCTTTTCGATGAAATCCTGCAAAGGTCGAATGAAGTCCTGAAAACAGACGATGAATTCCGTGAAACAGGTTTTACCCTCTGCTATAGGTACAGCTTTGAGGACTACACCACAACCGAAAAGCCCTATCGGGACGTGTTTTTTCAGCCGTCACAATTCCTGAAAAATCAACGTCTGGAGGTACTTTCAACGGAGGCTATTGCAGTCGGATTCAGGGGATTTAAAAAGGCTTACAAGCTGTTTTGTGATAAAATGCGAAAGCTCAATGTTACAGAAGATGACTGCCCGGTTGCAAATCCCACCGACTTCCCGTTTCAACCGGTTGAGCTTGATGCAGGGGACTGGATTTGCAGTGCTGATGGTGTGCACAGAGAGACAGGCAACGGCTCAGAGGTTGCCTGTCGTCATCCGATTCTGCCAACGGAACGGCTTGTAAACATCGACACAGGCGAAGAAAAGCTCAGAATTGCCTACTCTAAGGGGCGTTTATGGCGAGAAATCATCGTCGGGAAAAAGGAGCTTTTTGATGCATCCAAAGTCATTTCACTAGCTTCTGTGGGCGTTTCGGTGACTACAAAAACAGCCCGAACGCTGTCCGAATATTTGTGCGACATTGAAGCGATAAACTATGATGCAATCCCCGAAAGAGAGAGCGTTTCTCGGTTGGGATATATCGGAAATGATATGTTTTCCCCTTACGTTGAGGGCGTTGTCTTTGACGGTGATGCAAACTACGGAACGCTTTACAATGCGGTAACTCCACACGGGAGCTATGAAAAGTGGCTTGAAACAGCGCAAAAATGCCGCAACGAAAGCCTTACGGCTCAGATAATGCTTGCAGCTTCATTTTCAAGCGTTCTGATTAATAAAATCGGTGGATTATGTTTTTTCGTACATCTCTGGGGAATTGATTCGGGAACGGGAAAAACCGTTGCACTGATGCTTGCAGCATCGGTCTGGGGCAACCCCGAAATCGGAACATACCCTCAGACATTTAATTCCACACAGGTGGGACTTGAAAAAACGGCAGCATTTCTCAACAACTTGCCCCTTTGTGTCGATGAATTACAGCTTAGCAAGGATTCTCACGGACACAGCAAATTTGACGTTTATCAGCTTGCACAAGGCACGGGAAGAACTCGTGGTAACAAGGGCGGTGGCGTTGATGCAACGCCCACATGGTCGCTGTGTGTGCTTACAACGGGGGAATCCCCGATTGTTTCGGACAATTCCGGTGCAGGAGCGGTAAACCGTGTTATCGATATTGAGTGCAAGAATCCCGAAAAGGTAATTATTGACGGACGTGAAACGTCAAAAGCAATCAGTCGTAACTATGGATTTGCAGGAAAAAAATTCGTTGAAGCTCTTGACGATGAAACCGTTGCAGAAGCACAAAAGCTCTTTGATACGTACTTTCGGGAGCTTTCAGAGGGTGCATCTACGGAGAAACAAGCAATGGCAGCCGCAACTGTTATGGTTGCGGATTACCTTGCGGACAAGATTATTTTTAAGCAGGGAAAGCACCTGACAACGGCACAAATCGAAAGCTTCCTGAAATCAAAAGCATCCGTTTCCGCAGGCGAACGAGGCTACGCCTTTATCTGCGACTGGGTTGCGCTGAATGCAAACAAATTCATGTCCCACGATGACGGAAATTCCGGCGAAATCTACGGAAAAATTTTTGAGGGGTACGCATACATAAACAGCACAGTTTTCCGTAATGCACTGAAAAATCAGGGCTTTGATGACAGGGCGTTGCTCTCATGGCTTAAGTCAAACGGACTGCTTAAAATAAAAAAATCTGACAGACTGACGGTCTACACGAGCGTTTACGGCATCAAGGCTCAGTATGTCATTATGCGGCTTCCGGATGAGGATGACAGTGTTGATTTTGGCACAGAGGATTATGTTGAATTGTTGTAGTTGGCGGCTTCCGGTCAAAAAGTTGACGGTGGAAATTGACGTTTTTCGGGTTTACCGCCAACTGGAAATTGCCTATATACCGTTGATTTTTAAAAAAGTTGGCGGTTTGGCGGTTTTTTCCCCCATACACACACCTCTATTTTTTACAGTATGTTTTACGGTAAAGTGTATTAGCAAATTAACACAATTGTAATGTCCCTCATAAGAAACTTGCGGTAAAACCGCCAAACCGCCAACTACACCTATTTTTCCCCTATATTACGTTGTTTCAGCGGTTGGCGGTATACTGCCAACTACAGCCAAAACCGCCAAAAAAAGGAGTTGATTAAAAATAAAACTAAGAGACTATCAAGAAAATGCAATCCGTGAGGTTGCAATGGCATGGCGGCAGGGATTCAGGCGACCGTGCATCGTTATCCCTTGCGGTGGTGGTAAGTCAATTATCACGGCTGACATGGCGAAGAGAACTACTCAGAATGGTGGTAGAGTGTTGTTTATCGTTCATCGGCGTGAGCTGTGTGAGCAGATTGAAAATACATTCCGGGATTATGGCGTTGATATGGATTTATGCACCGTTGGTATGGTTCAGACCGTTTCACGGCGGATTGATAAACTGGATGCACCGAAGCTGATTATAACGGACGAAAATCACCACTGCCTTGCTACGTCATACAAAAAAATCTATGCGGCATTTCCGGATGCTTATTGTGTGGGAGTTACCGCAACACCTGTTCGTCTGAATGGCGGCGGATTAGGTGAAATCAATGACAAATTAATCATCGGTCCGAGTGTAAAAGAACTGATAAACAGACATTGCCTTGCGGATTTTGATTATTACGCTCCTGCCGTGATTGATACAAGTACACTAAAAAAACGTTCGGGAGATTTTGTGCAAGAAGAAGCTGCTATGATGCTTGATAAGCCTAAGATTTACGGTGATGTCATTAATTACTACCGCCGTCTTTCGGACGGAAAACAAGCAGTATGCTATTGTCCTACAGTGGATTACAGCAAGCGCATGGCACAGCAGTTTTGCGCAGAAAACATTCCTGCGGCACATATTGACGGCACTACTCCACCGGATGAACGAGCGGAAATAATCGACAGCTTCAGGAACGGCAAAATAAAAATCCTATGCAACGTTGACCTTATCAGTGAGGGATTTGATGTTCCGGATTGCAGTACAGCGATACTTCTGAGACCTACAAAATCCCTGACACTGTTTATCCAGCAATCAATGCGATGTATGCGGTACAAAGAGGGTAAGCGTGCCGTTATCATCGACCATGTAGGCAATGTGCATCGGTTTGGATTGCCCGATAAGGACAGAACGTGGAGCCTCGACCCGAAACCTCCGGCGAAGAAATCAGCTGTTCCCGTAAAGCAGTGTACAAGATGCTTTTACACTCATGCACCTAGCCCTGTTTGCCCGAAATGCGGATATGTTTACCCGAAATCAGAACGTGAAGCAATCGAAGAAGAAAAAGAAGTGCAGCTCATGAAAATCACGGAACGTGTTGCGGAATTTGACACTCCCGACAAATGCAGAACCATGAAAGAGCTGCTTGCATACGCTAAAAAGAAAAATTATAAGCCCGGATGGGCGTATCATCAAGCTAAATTAAGGAGAATTTTATGAAAGAAACGGACATTCAGAATCAAATCAGAAAGGCACTTTCGGAATACGGCATCGTAATTCGCCAGAACACGGGAAATTTTCTCCTTGCGGACGGCAGACGTATATCTTGCGGAGTTAAGGGGCTATCCGATTTGCTGTTTATTGGTGAGGGATTTGTCGCATTTATCGAAGTGAAAAACGAAAAGGGACAGCCCAGCCGTGAACAGTTGGATTTTATTACCGCCGTCAGGGCAAGAGGACATAAAGCCGGAATCTGCCGTTGCGTAGAGGATGCTGTCAGGTTGATAGGAGTGAAGCAATGAGGACAGAAGAAATTGAGCTTGCAGCTGCTAAGAACAGACCGCTACCGCCGTATACAATGCCTTACGAAACGTGCCTGTATCTTTCGCTGAGAGCGATATATAACGGCTACAGGAAGCACGAAATCACAAAGGAACAGGCACAAGCAGAGAAGAAAAAGACTGTTTCGTTATGCCTGCTCTTTGAAAAAACGCTGTTATCTTATCGGGATGCAGCCGGAGAAATTCAGGGGAACATCCGCAAAGCCGGAACACTGCTGAGTGAGATTGAAAAAAGTGATAACGTCTATGAAATTGCACCGCTTGCGTGCAGATGCATAGGATTGATGACGGAGGACAGCGGATTTGAAAAAAGAGCTACGGAAAGGATTACGAAAAATGAAATCAAGAGTACGAACCTGTGACCAATGCAGAAAGAAGATAGCGGAAGAAGTCCGGAAGCAGTGTGCTTTGTGGCAGTACGAAATGTTTCGTGACATTGTGGAGGACGTTGTAAGAGCATCCGCAACGGCTATGATTGCGGTGCTTGACAGACGGGAGCTGTCTAAAAACTACATACAAAAATTTTTTGACGATTTGGTTTTCGTGTTGGACTATCCCGAAATCTACGGGAAGAAGCTTGAATCACTGGAAATGCAGGAATATTTCGCAGAGAAATACGGGCTTGACTTCAACCGCATAAAAGCTAAGTGCGAAACGAAACAGGAATTCATGCACAGGGAGAAAATCCACTGAGATTGCTCAGATTAACCGTTATTGCCGTTCTAAGTCTGAGGTAGTATAAACTTATGTTTAAATTTAGAATGGCTTAAAACGGTATTTAAACGCAAAGCAGAAAGGAACGTGCCATAAATGAAAGTTTATATAGACAAAGAGAAAGTCCTAAGCATAATGAGGGGAAAAGGAATCAAAACGATAAAACAGCTTTGCATTGGTGCAGGAATCAAACAGGATGCAATGAATCAGGTTTTTTGGCGTAAAGGGTCATCACCTCACCTGTCGTGGCTTATTGCTGATTTTCTCGAATGTGATGTAATGGATTTTTGGTCGGTAGATTGGAACGCCTGAAAACGTTCAGATTAACCGCTAAGGCGTTTCTAAGATGATGCAAGTATAGTTTATACCCGAAAAACAGAACGCTTGAAAACGGCTTTAAAATGCAAATGGAGTGATGCACATGGAAGAAATATTTTCCGCACTGCTGATAATCGGCTACGGAACTGTTGTGTATAAGTTTTACAAATTCGTCCGCAAACGTGAGAAAAAAGCATCCGAGATGTACTTTCAGAACGTCTACAGCTCAGTTCTTGCACTTGCGGATAAGGTGCGCAGGATTCAGGAGTTAGAGAATCTGATTACGGACATTGAATGCTGTTCAAAAAATTACTTAAAGGCAGTCAGAATTGACGTTCCGGACAGTCTTGCAGGAATCTCACGTCATGATTTTATTATCAGCGGAGATGATGATAACAGTAAACATCTGCTTGACATTGCACTGTCGGAACGTGAAAAACTGAGGGCTTCCCTGCTTGACGATTTGCAAGAAATCTCCCATAACGGTGTAACGAAAACGATAACGAAAACAACCGTACAAAATGGCGATAGGGGAGTGGATGAAAGTGGTTGAAGATGTAAAATACTGTAAGAGATGTGGGGCAAAAATCAGCGACTTAAACGCTGATAATTGCGATTATTTCAGGCACATTTCTGTGAAGTACTGCCCTGTATGCAGAGCGACTTCCGACCGCCTGAAAACCGCACAACGAGTGTACAATCTCAGGCAACGAAAGAAGCAGAAAGATAAATTTCGTGATGAACAATTGGAACTGTTGAAACAGGAAAACGAACTGCTACGGCAGAGAATTCAGAAACTGAGGGAGAAAAACAATGTTTAATTTTTTTATTGGTTTAACACTAGGCGCAAACATCGGCTTGATTGCCGCACTTACACTCATAAATCAGGGAGGTGATGACGAATGACACTCTGGACTATCCGCAACATTGAAACAGAGGCGTTTATCCGTGACCGTGAGGGGAAAATTGCTATCTTCTCGTCCAGAACGGAAGCTGAGGACTACGTTGACCGTGAAAAAATCAACCGCAAACGCTATTATGTTTGCATTTTCAGGAGGTAATTTATGCAGTATTGCTATGTGATTTACAACGCTCTCACGGGGAGATATTTACAGTCTGCGCCGCATTGCTTCAAAGCTTTTGCCACACTCTGGCACGCACGGAAGTTCATCAAACACAACAATCTGAGACTGGATGTGTTTCAGGTTCAACACGTTCTCGCTACACCGGATAGGATTATCAGGCAGTATGAAATTGATGAGAGAATTGTGGAAAGTGCGGATAAAATTTATTGATTTTGACATGAGAAATGCTATTGACAACGGGTCTAAAGTGTGGTAAACTAAAATTAACTATAAGCTTTTTTAAAGAAAGATTGCAGAAAGGATGATTTTATGGCAGAAAGTTATGTTGAACGTTTGGAAAGAGAACACTCTTCTTTACCTGAAAAAGAGCTTGAATGTTGGCTGAATCGTGCTTTTTATGCAGAAAAAAAAGCAGAAGCTTTGAAACTGTGCGTACAGAAGTGCAGAGAGCGTGCAGAGAGCATTTCAATATGTTGTGAGGGAAATGACAAGGGCAAATGTGACGGCTCAAAAAACGGCGTTGAAAACGCTCTGGTGATGCTTCTTGACAAGGAAGAGGAATATAAGAAACAAATATGCGAACTTCAAGGAATTTCAAATGAAATTGAAGCAGCTATCAGAATGCTTAATAATAACGATTTGGAAACAGTCCTCATATATCGCTACATACTGTTTCGTTCTATTGAGGAAACGGCAGAAGCGATGCATTACAGTGTGCGGTCTGTCAACCGTAAACATTACGAAGCAATAAAAAAGTTGGCACACTTTGGCACACTTTGGCACACTTTGGCATTGAATGGCACAAAAGAATGTGCTAAAATGATATCATAGAAAAGCGACGGAAGGAAGATTCCCGGCTTTTCCGTGCGGTAAACACAGCCGACCGCACGTTTTCGGGCTTCCGGTTTCATTTGAGTTCCTTTATTATTTACGATGCGGTGGAATACTGCCGTATCGGATGCAGCTTAATAGTTAAGGCGAGTGCGATTCTCGCAGGCTGTACCAAAATCTAACTGCGTATTGTTTGACATCCTCCTTTTTTACAGAATTCCGTCCTTTTCAGGGCGGTTTTTCTGTATACGGAGATTGAGAACAAGTTCTGAAAGGAAGTGAGATAATGACCGCAAATCAGCGTAAATTTGCAGATGAATTTTTAGTATGTGGGAATGCAACAAACGCTTATAAAGCAGCATATCCAAATGTAAAAAAGGATGAAACGGCAGCTTCTAACGGTGCGAGATTGCTTAGAAATGCTAAAGTAAAATCGTATGTCGACCAACAGCTTGAAAAAATCAGCAGTGAAAAAACAGCTGATGCAAAAGAAGTCATGGAATATCTCACGTCCGTTATGCGTGGGGAATCAAAGTCAACGGTATGCGTTACCGTAGGGACGGGTGACGGAAAAAGTGAAGCACAGCTTGTCGAAAAACCACCGGAAGAAAAGGAACGGCTTAAAGCAGCCGAACTCTTAGGCAGACGTTACGGATTGTACACGGACAAGGTTGACGTAAACTCAGCGGCATCCGTGATTATTTCGGGGGAAAACGACCTTGAAGAATGAAATCTATCTGCCTGAAATCGTGGGAAAAGGTTACAGGGACTTCTGGAATTTCAAAGGGCGTTACAATGTCTGCAAGGGTTCAAGAGCTTCAAAAAAATCCAAAACAACGGCTCTCAGGTGGATTTATCTCATGATGAAATATCCACAGGCGAATTTGCTTGTAGTCCGAAAGTATTTCCGAACGCTTAAGGAATCGTGCTTCTCGGAGCTTAAGTGGGCGATTCATCGCCTTAAGGTGGATGCATTCTGGAACATCAAAGAATCTCCGCTTGAAATGTGCTATAAGCCGACAGGGCAGAAAATCTATTTCAGGGGACTGGATGACCCTTTGAAAGTTACATCCATTACGGTGGATGTGGGAGTGCTTTGTTGGGGGTGGATTGAGGAATCCTATGAAATCATGAACGAGAGCGACTTCAACACGCTTGATGAATCAATTCGAGGTGAAATCCCGGAGGGACTGTTTAAACAGTGGGTGATAACGTTCAACCCTTGGAACAGTCAGCACTGGCTTAAGAAACGTTTTTTCGACACACAGTCCCCTGATGTTCTTGCAAAAACCACGAATTATCTTTGTAACGAGTGGCTTGACGAAGCGGATTTAAAGCTTTTTGAGGACATGAAGCGTGACCGTCCGGAACGTTACAGAGTTGCGGGACTGGGCGAATGGGGCGTTACTGAGGGGCTTATTTTCACCAACTGGACAAGTACGGATTTGTCGGCAGAAATTCCGCATTTTGCAAACATCTACAACGGTCTGGACTTTGGCGCAGCCGACCCGAACGCTCTTATCCGCATTGACTTTGAACCGGGACAGAAGAAAATCTACGTCTTTGATGAATTTTATCAAGGGGGAATTTCTCTTGAAACGCTTGCTAATGAAGTCAAGTCCAGAATCGGGAGCGAGTATGTTATCTGCGATTGTGCAGGCAAACAGCAAATCATTGAAATGTGTCGATATGGCTTGAAAGCAATCCCCTCACGTAAGGGTGCAGGCAGTAAGCTCTATGGTATACAGTGGCTTCAAGGCTATGATATTGTGGTGGATTACAGATGCCGACATTTCATCGAAGAAATAAGCGAATATTGTTGGACGAAGGACAGAAACGGTAATAATTGCGATATTCCGCAAGACGGCAAAGACCACCTGATGGATGCGCTCAGGTATGCGACCGAACTTGTACAGCACAGATAAAAGAGGTGAAAAAATATGTCATACAGAAGAAACCCGGCACGGAGAAAATCCGAATGCTACCCCGATTTTTCAGCCGAATTCGCAGCACTAAGCTCCGCAGACGGCAACTATTCCACGATTAATCTTACACAAATCATCGGAACGGCAATACGCCGTCACAGACTTAATTCGATATATAACCGGCACCTTTTTGAACGGTATCAGTGTCTTGATGACGGTGTGCCTATTTTCCGCAGAAAACCACGCTTTTCGCAACAGGAAAATCCGATTAACAATCAGCTTAACGTGGATTTTTTCAGTGAAATAGTTGATTTTAAAACGGGATATTTCGCAGGAAAGCCGATTGCTTACAGCTACAGCAGCACCGCAGAAGCAAGGGAAATAACGGGCGGTGAAGCCAAAGCAGAACAAGCCGGAAAGGCTATCACGGATTTTGTGATGCACGCTAATATGTACGGGGCTGATATGCAATGCGTAAAGCACGCTGCAATCTGCGGATATGGCGCAAGATTATTCTACATCGACAAATGCGCAAACGAAAATGTCATGTCAATTTTGCCTTATCAGGCTCTTTTTATTACTGATACGGGGGATATTTCACAGCCCGAATATGCCGTTCGTTACTATCGTGTAAGAGATATCAACGACAGCTTAATTTGCAAGGCAGAATTCTATGACAGTAACTGTATTTATTACTTTTCGGGAAGCTCGTTTGATACGCTTGCACCGGAAAGAGACCCGGTAATGCATCTTTTCGGGAGCTGTCCTTTGCAGGGCATTCCTAACAATGCGGAGCTTACGGGCGATGCGGAAAAAGTGCTGTCCCTGATTGATGCTTATGACCGTGCAGTTTCAGATTCAAGCAATGAAGTAGAAAATTTTGCACAGGCTTACATGGTTTTCAAGGACATTCCCGTCAGGGACGAAGAAATTGTCAAGGCTCAGAATGACGGAACAATCAAGCTCATGACAACCTCCGAGCATTCGGATGTTTATTTTCTTACAAAGGATATTAATGATACCTTTTTACAAAATTTCCTTGACCGTCTTAAGGACGATATTTACCAGAAATCAAAGACCCCGAACATCAACGATGAAGCGTTCGGAAATGCATCGGGCGTTTCCCTTAAATTCAAGCTTACACAGCTTGAAGCAAAGTGCGGAATGCTTCAAGCAACAATGCAGACGGCAGGAACTTATATGTTCAGGCTGTTGTCTCACAGTTGGGGAAATCGCCTTAACATTAACGTTGCCCCCGAACAATGTGTCATGGAATTCAAGCGCAACTTCCCGTTGGATGCTCTCAGCGAAGCTCAGGCGGCGCAGACAATGATTGCATCGGGACTTCCTAAACGGCTTGTCTATGGTAACGCATATAGTTTTGTAGATGACCCTGAGTATGTAATGAAGCTCATTGATGAGGAAGAAAGCGGTGTGGATTCGCTGTACAAAACAACGGAGGATTAATCTATGGATGAATCCGAAAAGCTCTGGAAATATACAGTCCAACTCAGGAAAATTGCCGAACATCGTGAAGCGGATGCGGAAGATGAAATTCGTAGTGAATATCTGGGAGTTCTGGAAAAACTTCAAGCTATCATCGCTAAATATTATGCAAAATACGGCGATTCCGAAACAGGCGTAATGACACACGGAGATTTGCGTGCTGTAGGGCAGTATAAAGTCTTTTTGCAGGATGTAATTGACAATCTGGACGGCGTTTCAAAGCCTGTAGATAAGGCAATCCGTCAGGCAATTGAGGACACATATACCACTTGTTATAATGGCTTTTCGGATGCTGTGAAGCTCTCCGAAAGCGATAACAAGCCCTTAAGCACGCTTCTGAGCGGCTTACAGTCGACCACTCCCGAAACGGTGAAAAATATCGTTGAAAATCCAATGGATAAGCTCACACTGTCGAAAATCCTAAGTCGCAGGCGTTCAAAAATTGTTTCGGAGACGAAAAAAACGCTTGCTGTGGGGCTTGCAAACGGTGACAGCTACACTCGCATGGCACAGCGCATTTCCGACACTCTGAACGGCGACTTCAAAAAAGCAATGCGTATTGTCCGGACAGAATCAAACAGGGCTATAAATCGTGGCTTTCAGGACGTTTCAGAGGATGCGGCGGAGCTTCTTCTCGGCAGTGATTACGTTGAGGTCAAGGAATGGTGCAGCATGGAAGATGAACTCGTGCGGTCTACTCACAGCCACCTCAACGGCAAAATTATCCACGTTCTGGATAGCTTTGAATCAGGCGGTGCAAAGGCAAAATGTCCCGGCACATTCGGTGTTGCGGCAGAGGACATAAACTGCCGTTGCTTCCTTGATTACTCGTTTGTGGATAGGGATGAGTTTATTGCGCAGGGTGGGGTTATTCCGGATGAGATTCTGGGGAAAGAGGTTGACATTTCGGGGGAAAGTGGTATAATAAAAGCAATAACAGTAAGTGATATTGACGTTGCTGACGAGGACGGAGTAATATCTGATGAATGTCGCCAAACAATCGCAGACACAATTAAGCAAGCGAAAATGCAAGGCTCATATTTCAGCTTTGATGAGGTTAGAATTGTAGACATTCCTAAAAACAGTGATGGTAGTTCAGATATTATGCGTACAAATGCAGTTGATAAAGCAGGAAATCCATATACTGTTCTTGAAATAAATCGAAACAGATTTGCTGGAAAATCGCTTGAAGATGTGGACAGAATGTTTAAAATTGCAGAAAATACAACTTGTAATTCTCTTAGTGATGCCGTTATTCACGAATGTGGTCACGCAAGAACAATATATGATAGGACTTATGCTAATTATGAACGTATTAATGAGGAACTAAGTGGGGGAAAATTCACAGAGCCAATAAAAGGCAGAAATGACGGAAAATCTCTTCATGATTTAGCTGGAAGTATTTCAAAATTGGCTCAAAAGGACGGTCTTGAATGTATTGCTGAATGTGGTGTAAAACTAAACCGTGGTGAAACAATTCCTAAGGAATTAAAAGATATTTATGACGATTATACCTCCGGAGGTGGTTAAATGATACCCGTATTCGACCCTGTTTGCTTGATGTGTAAACATTTATTTGAAAAAGATGATAAAGTATGCTGTAAAGCGTATCCAAATGGTATTCCACAGGAGGTCATTAAGAAAAAGGCGACCACTGATAAAGAAAAGCCGTGTCCTAACGGATATGTGTATGAACATAGATAATAACCGCTCCGCTACGGTAGGGCGGTATTTTTATACCCAAAAAGGAGAAAACCAAATGGCAAAAGGCGAAACTTACGAAGAATTTGTTGAGAAATTCAAGTCAAAGAAAACAACAGATGATTGTTACACTCCCGAAAACGTGTACAATGCAATTGCCGATTGGGTTGCGAAAGAGTACGAAGTGGAGCGTGAAAAATTTGTCCGTCCGTTTTATCCGGGCGGCGATTTTGAAAGCTATGATTACAATGGGAAGATTGTAGTTGATAATCCCCCGTTTAGTATTTTAGCGAAAATATTAAGCTTTTACGAGGAGCATAAAATCAAGTTTTTTCTGTTTTCACCAACGCTCACGCTGTTTTCAAAAACGGCTGGGAATTATACAATGCTCCCTTTGGGTGTGACTATTACATACGACAATGGTGCAGGGGTCAACACTTCTTTTGTTACAAATTTAGAACCGCAGGACATAAGAATCCGCACAGTTCCCGAGCTTTATCGGATTGTAGACACCGCCAACAAGGAGAACTTGAAGCAACAGCACAAACAGCTTCCGAAATACAGCTATCCGCCGTATTTGATTACGGCTGCACAGTTGTATCCGTACAGCAGAGTAGGCATTGAGCTGAAAATCCCACGTTCCGAAAGTACGCTGATTAGAAGTCTTGACAGTCAGAAAAAGGCAAAAAAAACAATTTTCGGGGCTGGCTATCTTGTTTCAGAGCGGTGTAAAGATATGCTAGAGAAAGCAGAACGTGAGAAAGCAGAACGTGAGAAAGCAGAACGTGAGAAAGCAGAACGTGAGAAAGCAGAACGATGGCAACTTAGTGAAAGAGAAATGAAAATTATTGAAAGTCTGAGTCAGTAATCAGCCGGTGCAAAGGCAAAATGCCCCGGCACATTCGGCGTTGCATCAGAGGACATAAACTGCCGTTGCTTCCTTGATTACTCGTTTATGGATAGGGATGAGTTTATTGCGCAGGGTGGGGTTGTTCCGGATGAGGTTTTGGGGAAAGAGGTTGACAAATCTGGTGAGAGTGGTATAATATATACAGGTGGAAAGATAACAGATTTAAACTTTACACAAGTTGAAAAGTTTGATAAACAAGCTAAAGATTTTTATACTGCTCGTCTCCGCAATGATAACGATGTTGTTGCTATTGCGAAGAATACTGATTTCTGCTATGAGGAAATTTTAGCGATAAAAAATCATATCATGGTAGAAGAACACTTATTTTCTGATGGTACGGTCAGGAAGTTCAACCCGGATATTGACCAAGCACTTGCGTGGCAAAGGCTAATGGAAAACAAAGCAAGGGACACAGATATATTACTCTTAAGGCACGAGCTTAGAGAGCTGAAATATATGCGAGACACAGGTTGTGATTATGAGACTGCACACGCATTTTCTACAAAAAAATACGATTGGCAGACAGCAGTTGAGGGAATGACAGATTGTGATGAGATAAATCCAAAATTATTGAAGTAGGAGTGTGAGACAAGTTATGATGACTTTCCTGAGATTTTTAAAGAATGAAAACGGTTTTGTTACTTATGAATACGGTAGAAGCAAAGATGAAATTATTGGGACGGTAACTGTTGAAATTGCGAATAAGACTAATTGCACTTTTAAATTTTATAAAAATGCGAAAATTCAAAAGTTTTGCACGTCAACTTCTCATACTATTTCGATGATATATAAATTCATAAGAGAAGATAATTTCCCAAAAGAATACGTTTACGCTTGTTAAAATATAATCAGATTGATTTAACTACTACGCTACATCGCATGAATAATACAGAAAGAGGGAACAGCAATGAAAAAGCTACCGAGAGCGATAACTGCCGGTTGGATAATCGGAATTTTAGGCATAGTGCTTATACTGTGTGACATATTCTGGCTTAAGACGGATAAAGCACTATGGATAAGCGTGGGATGCTCATTGATTGCATCGGCGTTGGTAATTTTGATTGAAAATTACTTTGTTGTTCAGAAAAATGAGATTGACGAATGGAAACTGGATAAAATATACAAAGCACGTTCCGAAAAAAGCAAAGATTCCGACCCGAAGCTTACGTCAACTTGCAAAAATTTGGATATCATTGCTTTTGGATTAAAATCATTCAGAGATTACCATAAAAAAGAAATGCTACAGTGCTTGAAAAACGGAACAAACGTAAGAATTCTGACAATGAACCCCGAAAGTGAGTTTGTTACGCAAAGAGAATATGAAGAAAATGAAACGCCGGGACAGATTAAAAAGACAATCAATGATTTGATTGCATGGTCAAGGGACATAAATAATCAAGCTAAAAAGGCGCAAAAGCAAGCAGGGCAAATATTTATAAAAGGATATTCGTGCATGACACTTGATTTTTATTGGCGCAGTGACAATGAACTTTACATCGGACCGTACCTATACCAAAAAGGCAGTCAGCAAACAATTACAATGCGATTTTTACAAGGTGGAAACGGATTTGAATATTATACAAACTATTTTGAAGATTTGTGGAAATGCGATGAATTCGTTGATTTATTGCCGTAAAAAATAATAATATTACCGCCCGTAACAAGGCGGTTTTCTTATACCCAAAAAGGAGAAAACCAAAATGTACAAATTCATAAAATACTTCCTGTCCGAATGGCGCAACTACACATTTTTCAAGTGGTATTGGGGACGTCCGGAAATTGCGGAGCGTAAGCAAGAGCTGATATCAAAGGGGGAAAAATTCCCGAAAAATCGGTTTTGTTTTGCGTTGGAAGGGGCAAGAATCCGCTATCGTCATCGTGACAGATTCAGTCGCAGATGTAACGGAAACTGTGAAAGTTGCAAATTAAAGCACTGTTAAGAAGCATCTCTTTTGAGGTGCTTAAATTTTTACGAAAGGAATGAAAAAACATGGAAGAAGAACACAAACCGCTGCATATTTCCATGCAGTTTTTTGGAGAGAGTGAACAGTCTGAGGGCGATTCCGCAGGCACTGAAACCGCTGAGGGAACAGAATCTTCACAGTCGCAGGATGCTCAGGAAACTCCGGTGCATTCGGAAGAGGATTACGCCGCATTACAGGCAGAGCTTGATGCGCTCCGTGCGGAAAAGCTTACGCAGGAAGAGCGCACACGGCTTGAACTTACTCAGAGGGAGACAGATATTGCCAACCGTGAAGCGGCTCTCAGAGACAAGGAAAACAGGCTTCATGCGGTTCATTCCCTTGAATCTGCCGGACTTTGCGGAAACGGTGTTACAACAGATGACCTGATGCCGTTTGTACTGGAAAGCACAGCAGAAAAAATCGACAGCAAGGTCAAGTCTTTGCAGGGAATTTTTGACAAATTGGCAAAGGCTCAGACCGAAAAAATTTACCACAATGCAGGCAGACAGCCACAACAGGTGCAGGGCGGAGCGGACGGAACACCGGTTCCGAAAACGTTCAACAGTGCGCTTATTCAGGCTCAAAGCCGTGCAAAGGAAATCCGTGAAAAATACACAGGAGGTAACAAATGAAGTTTACAAGACAGACAGCAACAACCGGCAGAATGATTCTTGCCAATGACCATTTTGCCGCAATCCCCTACGACTGCACAGCTCTGACAGAGCTTGCAGAGGACGGAATTATTCCGGCAGGAACAGTAATTCCGAGCAATGATGCATCCGCAAAGGGCGTGCTTCTGAGCGATATCAACCTCAGTGAAAACCCGAACGGTGCAATTGTGATTCATGGCTTTATCCGTTCGGAGAAGCTCCCGACAGCTCCGTCCGATGAAGCAAAAACAGCACTTTCAATGGTGCAGTTTCTTTAATGAAAGGAGAATTAATATATGATTTTATCAGATGTTTTTACAGCCGATTCAATCGGACAGAACTTCACAGAGGTAGCTTCAAATGCAATTCCGTATTACGGCGCAGGACTTTTCCCCAGTCGCAAAAAGGCAGGACTTGACCTTAAGTGGATTCGTGGAAACAAGGGACTTCCCGTTTCACTCATGCCGTCAGCGTTCGATGCAAAGTCAAGCTTCCGTGACAGAATCGGAATCCAGATTGACAAGTCAGAAATGGCATTCTTCCGTGAATCTATGCTTGTAAAGGAAGCAGACGAACAGGAAATCATGCGTGTTCAGGATGCAAGCGACCCCTACGCAATTTCAGTCCTGGAACGCATTTATGACGATGTGCAGACACTTATTGACGGTGCAAACGTTGTCCCTGAGAGAATGATTATGCAGCTTCTCGCACCTTTAGGCGGCAATATGGGCGTTGAAATCAAGGCAAATAACACCGCATATACTTACAACTACGACCCGGACGGAAGTTGGAAAAAGGAGCATTATATGTCCATTACAACAGATGATGACAAGTGGACATCCTCAAAGACCTGCGACCCGATTCGTGACCTTGAAAATGCTTTTGATGCGCAGGAAGCAGCATCAGGCAATCGTCCGGAAATTCTTCTCATGAGCAAGAACACTTTCAACTACATCAAGAATTCCGATGCTGTACGCAACAGCATTATCAGCCAGAATGTTATTTCAACACCTAATCTCACAACTGCAAGGGTTAAGTCTTTCATCGAAGAAGAGCTGAACGTCACAATCGTGATTTATACAAAGCAGTTCAAGAAAGAGGACGGCACAGCTGCTAAATTCTACCCCGACAACATGGTTATGATGATTCCGAGCGGTGCGCTTGGTTCAACATGGTACGGAACAACTCCAGAAGAGCGTACACTTATGGCAGATGTTAATGCGAATGTTTCTATTGTGAACACAGGCGTAGCGGTTGCGGTAACAAAGACCTCAGACCCTGTAAACACCAAAACAACCGTTTCTGAAATTGTTCTGCCGTCATTTGAGCGCATGGATGAGTGCTACGCAATGGAGGTTGCATAAAAATGACCTACGACCACGCTGTGACAGCGTTCGGGAAATATTATCCTGCCGGTGCGGAAGTACCGGCGGAAGCTCCCGAAACGGCTAAGAAAAAGCCCGAAAGAACACGAAAAACCGACAAGGAGAGCAAAGAATGATTACTGCACAGCTGCTTGAACAAGCCGGAATTTTCACCGATGCCGATTCAACGGATTGCCTTTGGGCAGAATCGGGGATTGACTGGATAACGGCAAACACAACGCTGAATCCGGACAAAAACAATCCGGAAACGATAATAAATCTTCCGGCAGGAGCGAAGCTGTTCGTGCGTGAATATGCCCGTATTGCAGGACAGAGCGGCATTGCATCCGAAAGCATTGAGGGGCTTTCACAGAGCTTCACAACGGATTCTGTGCAGTCACAGCTTAACGCTCTTGCACTGACACTCATGCCGGACTATTTTTCAGCGGTAAGATTTATTCCGAAACGGCAGCAGTGGGATTACCGCCCTCACGGAGGTGAGATTTATGAGTAGAAAGCTTGAACCAATTCGCCCGGAGGAACAGATTATTCCACCGAAAAAGGCTGAAAAGACCGCTAAGGAGGAACAGAATAATGGGCGCAGAGTACACAACAAAAAAGAATCTGATTCCGAAAATGCTGAAAAAAGCGAGACAGCTTGACGGTAAATCCGTTGAGGTTGGTGTTTTCGGCGGTGATTATGCCTATCTTGCAGGCATTCACGAATACGGTTGCAGAATCAAGGTTACTCCGGAAATGCGTGCATTTCTGCATTATCACGGCATTCACCTGAAAAAGGAAACACAGGAAATTGTCATTCCTGAGCGTTCGTTTATTCGTTCCGGATTTGATATGTACCATAAGGTTGCAATTGATTATTTCGATAAGGTCTATGGGGAATATCTTGTTTCCAGACAGCACCCTGAGACAATCCTCAAAAACACAGGCAAACAGCTTGCATCGAAAATCAAACGTTATGCCCGTGGTCTTAAATCACCGCCAAAATCCGAAGCAACAAAAATTCTCGGTGCAAAAAGCAAAAATCCCCTTGTTGAAACAGGCGCAATGATAGCACATATAACCTACAGAATCGGGGGAAATGAATGAGCGGACGTTATTTTAATTTCGACCGTCTCGTGAAGAAATACAGCCGTCCGGTAACACTTAATATCAGGCAAAAGGGCAGCTACAGCGGCGGTATTTATCATGAGGGCGAAGAGGAAACTGTGGTGATTGCAGGGGCGGTTATTTCGATGAAAATGCAGTCCGGAAACAACAGCGGCGGAAATTATTCCGCTGAGGATAAGCACCTTTACACGCTGTCACCGATTCCTCACGCACTGGAAAATGTAACTGTTGAATTTGACGGAAAAATGTACACTGCCACAGTTGACCGTGATAGCGGAAATGAACCGTTTACAGGCGTTTACGTCTACTATCTCAAATGGATAAAGCCCTTTGATTCGGAGGTGAACAGAGATGCTTGCACGACCTGAAACAGAAGCGGAAATCGTTGCGCTTCTGGAAGAATACACCGGATGCACGGTTGTCCTTGCAAACCAGACATCACCTATGCCCGAATATCCATACATTTCGTACACGATTACAACCCCTGTTCACGCTCAGGGCGGAACATACTGCATTACGGACGGAGAATATTATCTTCCTATGTTGCAGACATGGAGCTTCACTGTGCAGTCGGGAGATTACAACGAATGCATGAAAAAGGGTATGCGGATGTATGATTTTTTCGCACGGGGCGGAATTGAAAAGCTTCAAAAAATCAACGTTGCGGTAAGCTCAAAAACAAACCTTACATCAAGGGATAATTTCCTGACGATACGATACGAATATCGTTGCGGAATGGATGTTGTTTTCCGCCTGCCACACATAGTTGAAATGACGGACGGAGAAATAAAAAATGAACTCATGCACATCAGCATGAATGGAAAGGAAGTAAATTAATGGCATTATCTGACGTGACTGTAAAAGTTAATTTAGCCCAGCGCACAGGCGTTGAATCGGACTGGTTTCCACTTTTTGTAACACTTAAGGTCTACAATAAGAATCAGCCCCTTGCGCAAATAGAAAGCTCCGACTACACCGAATGCACAAGTCTACAGGAGCTTGTTGAGCTGCTTGCACCATACAGCAGCACCGACACCTACAAAGAGAAAAAAGCAAAGCAGGAGCTTGTAAAGCAGACCCAGATTTACAAGGCTGTCGAAGCTATGTACAATCAGGATGACCACCCGAATAAGTTTGCCGTTATCGTCCGCAACGACAGCGGTTCAGGCAATACAGGTGGAGCATTTGACAGTCTCATCGAAAAGATTGACCCCTATCTTGACAGAGAGTGGAGACAGCTTGTTCTTACAGACGGATTCGAGAGCATTACAGACTGTTTCAAAATGGCTGATTACATTGAGCATCTCGAACAGCGTAAGCTTGTATTCTTCACAGCAAATTCAAGTGCAACAGTCAGCAATGTAACAGTTGATGACGAGCAGTATTCGCTTACTGATTTTACCCGAACAATCTGTGTTTATGTCAACACAAAGAATCAGTATGCTCATGCGGCAATTGTAGGCGCAACAGCCGGAAAAACTCCCGGAAGTGTGAACTACAGAAACGTGATTCTGAACGATATCACGCCGTTTTCAGTTACGGCTGATGAGCTTGAAGAACTCCACGCAAAGGGCTTTACGGTGCCTGTTGAGCGTGCCGGCGATACGGTTACATCACAGGGCAAGTCAGCATCCGGAGAGCGTTACATCGACACAATCGACATTGAGGATTATGTTGTGCAGCAGCTTATCTACACCGGACAAAAGGTGCTGAATGTAAATGATAAAATCCCCTACAGCAATGACGGCATAGCCGTTCTTGAAAATGCTGCAATCGGCGTAATGCTTGACTGTTGCAACAAGGGAATGATTGAACAGCTTGACAATGGAGAGTATAACTACAGCGTAAACTTCCCGGGAATTACAGAGGTTTCGGATGATGATATGGCAAACCGTACATATAATCTCGGCACTGTATCATTCACGGCGCAGGGAGCTGTTGACAAGGCGGAAATCACTGTAGAAATGGCGATGTAAGGAGGAAATTTTAAATGAAAAGAGACGGAACACCTATTGTTTTCGACCCGGCACAGACAACGATTACAATTGACAATGTTTATGTAACGGGACTTGGTGAATCTGCAATATCATTTTCATATTCGCAGGATGCCGTATCAGCCGCAAGCGGTCTTGACGGCGCAACTGTTTTCAAGGTTAACAACGCAAAGCTCGGAAGTTGCAATCTTCCGCTTAAGCTTTCAAGTCCGCAGTTCGACAAGCTGATGAAGCTTGCAAAGAATCACACACTTTTTTCAATCTGGTGTACTGATAAATCAACAGGCAGACGTGCAGGTGGAAGCTATGCGATGTTTACAAAAGTCCCTGATTTTACAGCAGACGAGAGCGATGTGACATTCAGCGTTATAATTGCAGACCTTGACGTGGGTACGTGCTAAGGGAGAATCGCAAAAAAATATTATGCATCCTTGGAAACAAGGGTGCATTTTTTTAAGAAAGGAAAATTGTTATGAAAAAGGGCACAGACAAGACCTACACAGCATCTAAGGAGATTAACGGAGTAACATACCGTGCACAGTTTAACGGCGTTCGTGAAGCCGTGAGAGCGACACAGCAGTTCAAGACGGACGAGCTTAAGCTTGACGAATATCTGCTTGAAAATGTTATCGTTGAACCGCCCGGTCTGGAACTTGATGATTTTGACGACCTCGCAGAAGCAAGAGAGGTTATCAATTTCGCCGCAAGCGTGATGATGGGACGATTTCGGAACTCATCAGACGAAGCAACAGCTGAGGGAGACAGCGAGAAGTAACTGGGCTGCGTGGAGATTGGTGCTGAACGGTTTTGACTATAAAACAGTCTTTTACTTTATGTCATGGGACGAAATAAATGAAGCAAATGCAGCACTGGATTTGCAGAAAGAAGCACAGCGTGAAGCAATGGAAAAGGCAAAGGCACAGCGTGAAATTAATCAGAAAAAAGGTAGGTGACAGGGATTATGGCACAGCGGAATGTCGTTCGTGAGGATATTGTAAGGCTTCTTTTTGAGGGTTCGGGATTTGAAGAAATTTTGCAGGGTGAATCCGCTATGGATAAGCTCCGTGCAAGCGCAGGAAGCACGGGTGAAGCTCTGGACAGTGCCGGAGCATCTGCTGATGTTTTAGGCGGCTCAATGATGGATGTTTACGCAAAATCTGAGCTTTTCGGAAAGCTTGCCGATGCCGGGAAAAGCGTTTTGAATGCACTCATGGACTGCACAAATGCGGCAGCAGATTTTGAAACATCCCTAGCGAAGCTTGCCACAATCGCCGATACAAGCGAAAAATCACTGGGTTCTCTTACAGATGAAATACTTTCGCTCTCAAATGAAACAGGCGTTTCGGCTGAATCCCTGACAGAATCTGCCTATCAGGCTATTTCCGCAGGCGTTGACACAGCAAGTGCCGTTGAATTCGTGGCACAGGCGAATGAGCTTGCCGTTGGTGGATTTACTGATACATCAACGGCGGTTGACGTGCTTTCAACAGCCATAAACGCCTACGGGCTTGAAGTTTCGGATGCAGGAAAGCTTTCGGATTATCTTATAACCACTCAGAATCTTGGTAAAACCTCAGTTGATGAGCTTGCCCAAAGCGTTGGTAAGGTTATCCCGATTGCATCCGCATACGGCGTTAAAATGGATAATCTTTCGTCAGCGTATGCAGTTCTTACCGCCGGCGGTATTGCTACCGCAGAAGCCGGAACATACCTGAAAGCGATGCTTAACGAACTGGGTGACAGCGGAAGTACAGTAGGCAAAACTCTTGTTGAGGAAACAGGGCAGTCATTTTCACAGCTTGAAGCGCAGGGCTATTCTCTGGGCGATGTTATGAACGTTCTCGGTGAGAGTGTAGGCGGTGATGCAGGCGCATTCAATGAGTTGTGGAGTAGCTCCGAAGCAGGAGTAGGCGCACTTTCGCTTCTTAATGCAGGAACGGAAAAATACAACGGCGTTCTGAACGAAATGCAAAGCAGTACAGGCGCAGCTTCCGAAGCCTACGAGACAATGACCGGTACGGCGCAGTACGCTCAGGAACAGCTTTCAAATTCGTTCAACAACCTTAAAATCGCTATCGGGAACAGTCTCCTTGATACTTTTGCTGACCTTAACAGCGCAGGAGCTGATGTTCTGGGTTGGATTACGGAGTTTGTGCAGGAGCATGAATCACTTGTAGCAGGACTTACAACCGGAATAGCTGTAGCGGCGGCACTTACTATTGGTGTTGCGGCTATTGGCGTAGCGTATACAGCAGCCACAGTTGCCGCAACAGCATTTAACGCTGCGACCGGAGATATTATTAAAATAATAGGAACAGCCGCAGTTGTTTTGGGAGCGGCGGTCTGGGCGATTTCAGACTATTTTTCCTACGGCGAAGAAGCTGTTGAGGACTATGACGGAACACTCGAAGAATGCAGGAATGAAATAACCCTGACCGAAAAAGCCCTCTATAAGGCAAAAGCCAGATACGGTGAGAATTCCGATGCCGTAAAAGAGCTTGAATCAGACCTTGACACACTCAATAAGCAGTATGAAAAGGGCGGCGGCTATCTGGGCGAGCTTACGGAAAAAGCCAATGCGGCAATTGATAAAATCAACGAGCTGAATGATTCCGTAAGCAAGCAGTATGATGAGCTTGACAGTATGCAGACAAGCGGATTTCAGGCGGTTTCCATGCTTGAAGCATTGTCCGAAAAGTCCGTTAAAACGAATTCAGACCTTGACCTGATGCAGTCTTACGCCGATTATCTCAATGACACGTTTAACTGCAATATCGTGGTTGATTACGACACCGGAGAACTGACAGGATTTGACCCTAGTGCGGTGGTTGATGAGATACAAAGCCAGACACAAGCAAACAGAATCCAGATATCAATGGATTATGTCAGCAATCCTGAGTATATTGACGAATATACAGAACTTTACAATCAGCTTTTAGCGGCACAGGATAATTACCACAAGGCAACCATCACAAAGGAAAAAGAAGCCGATGCGCTGTATGATGAGTATCTCAACAAAAAGGGAACGGCTCTTGAAGATGCTGCATATCAGAAATATCAGCAGAAGCTTGACGAAATTGCAGCAGCCAAATCAACTGTTGACGACATTCAAGAAGCGTTTGATGAAGCGGATGATGCATTTAAGGAGCATTGTGACACAATTGACGACACAGGCGCAACTTATGAGCTTTTGTCAGAATCAATGAAGAACGGAACGAGTGAAGCAAAGGACTTTTGCAACACTCTCTCCGACACCGAAGATGCCCTTGAATCCGCTGATTCGGTTATAGAAGATTACAAGGCACAGCTTGATAGGCTTGCTGAAAATTACGACGAGGTTTATCAATCCGCATACGAGTGTTTTCACGGACAGTTTGGCTTGTTTGACGAAGCATCCACACAGTCGGAAGAATACCTGAATGCGACTGTAGAAAATGCGCAGAAAGCACTTGATTCACAGGTTGCCTACTGGGAGACCTATTCGCAGAATATCAACACATTAAAGGAAGTCTCAGCCGCTGATTTAGGCGTAGAACAAGAAAATTATGAAGTTTTCATGAGCTACATCCAGTCGGGAACTGAGGAAGCCGCAGGACTAGCCGCAAGCATGGCAAGCTACATCGAGGACGGAAACACCGAAGCTCTGACGGACTTAGTGAACACCTACGCAGAGGTTGACCGTCAACAGCAAGCGGCAGCTTCATCCGTAGCCGACTGGGTAACGGATTTTTCCGGGCAGATGACAACCCTTGTAAGCGAAGCGCAGGATGCAATTGACCAATTAGAGCTTGAAGATGAAGCAAGCACGGCGGCATACAACACGATTTCAGCCTATGCGAACACAATTTTAAGCGGCACATCACTGGTTGTAAGTGCCGTTAGTTCGGTAACAGCAAGTGCCACAGCGGCTCTTGCGGCAGGGGTAGGCTCAGGTGCTGCAACAGTTCAGGGCAATGCATCCGGAACGACTGATTCCGATGATATTTTTATCGCAGGAGAAAAAGGACCCGAACTGATTGTCGGCAAACAGGGCAGCACGGTTTTCCCCACCTCCGAAACGAATAAAATCATTGATGCCGTGTCGGAAAACTCTGATTTTTCGGGAGGATATTCTCCGGAAAGTAACACGGTTTACAGCAGTTCTTCCGTCACGAACGTTGCACCGATTTTTAACCTTACGCTTAACGGAGACACAAGCAGCAGTAACCGAAAAAAAACAAAACGTTGGATAAAAGAAGCGTTTGAAGATGCAATATCAAGCGCACAGCGATTAAACCCGTCAGCCTATGTAATTTGAGGTATGTGTAAAAATGGCATATATAAATCAGTATTATCTTTTTGTAGATGATGAAAGTGCAAACCGAAGCGTTTCAATTTCTGAGCATCCGGTTGAAAAAGGCATGGTTATAACCGATAATGTTAAGCGAGAACCACTTGAAATAAGCATTTCGGGCATTATTGCAGGAGCTGATGCCGAAACAACAAAAGATGCACTTTACAGTCTTATGAAAAGCGGAAGCTATGTGAAATATATCGGCAGGGAAATAATTTCAAATGCCGTTATTATATCATTTGAGACATCACGCAAGACAGAGCTTGACGGTGGAATGGATTTTGAAATGACTGTCCGTGAAATTCGTGTAGCCCGGAGCGCATATCAGGGCGCAAGCGTGGGAAATACCGTAAAATCAGGCACACAACAGGTTACAAAAAATAACACGACAGTGTATCATACAGTCAAGAGCGGTGACACTCTTTACAGCCTGTCATTGATGTATTACGGCAGTGATTCAGGCTATGTGAAACTGTACAGCAGTAACAAAGAAGCCATAGAAAAAGCCGCCCGAAATGCAGGATATACATCATCGGACGGCGGTCATGTTCTTATTTCGGGAACACAGATTCTTATCCCATAGGAGCGAAGAATGAGAAGCAGAATTGAAATTGACAAAAGCAAAATCCCCTACAGTTTCAGGATTATGCTAGGGGGAAAACCGTTTATTATGGAATGGCATTACAATAGCTCAGGTGACATCTTCACCTGTACATTGTATGATTCAACGGGTAATGTCCTCGTGTGCGGAGAACCACTGATTTACGGTGAAACGATGTTTGCAGACTTTATCCGGGGCGTTGACTTCCCTGCACCGGATTTGATTCCACTGGATGAATCAGGCACAGAAAGCACCGTAACATGGGAAAATTTCGGCGTTACGGTGTTTTTGACTGTTGGGGATGAGAAAAAAGAAGAATAATTATTATCTACTGTTATCACGTTCGATAGCTTCATTAATAGCTCTGTTTATAAATCCATTCAGACTTTCTCCATGATTGGCGGCGTGTTCTTTAATAATCTCTTTTTTGCCTTTAGGCGTTATCAGATTTATTCTATCATAGGATTCTTTAATAAAATTATTTTTATATTTTGTTTCCTTTTCTTTATCCCATACCATTTTATCACCTCCCCTTTTGCATGATTTTATTATATAGCAAAAGTTTATCTTACGCAATATGCAAAATGCACAATATATCTTATGAAAGTTTGGCTAAAATGCCTATTTACATATTGCGTAAGATGTGATATAATAGAATCATGAAAGGAGGGAAAGACAATGGCTAAGCGAACGCCGAAAGGCAAAAAGAAAAGCTCAAATAAATCAGAAGCACTCACAACGTTACTGATTATTCAAGCTTTTCTACAGATAATCAAGATAGCTTACGAGATAATCAAAGAGCTAACTGATTAAAATAAGGGAGGAAATCCTCCTCCCTTATACAATATCACAAATTTAGCCATTTGTCAAGAAAATGATAAGCATTGTATTGGATGTAATATGCCTTGTGTTACTTATTGTAACAATCATTATTATAAGGAAAAAGTGAAACTGGCTTATCAACTGAAAAGCACTCCCTGACCGGAGTGCTTTTTCATGTCCTGAACCTGAAAGGAGCGCAAATGTCAAGTCGGATAGTAACACAGAAAAACAGCGGTGATTTTTCGGTAACAATCGGCAAACAGCAGAACGGAAAAGCCACCGGAACAGCAGTAGAGGGCTTATATCATCAGCGAGTAGTCATGAATTTCGGGGATGTTATCATTGACAGTGAATCCCTTGATTGCGAATTTGATATACCGTTTGACGATAACACAGAAGCTAACGAAGCAGAATTGACCATTTATAATTTGTCCTACGACACCACAAACAGGCTCAATTCAGGCGGAACAGTGACAGTAAAAGCCGGTTATGGCATTGATACCGGAGTTATTTTCAGCGGAAGAATTTCTGACAAAAAAGTTGTGAATGAGGACGGTGACAGGATTATCACGATTAAGGCTATTGACGGCGCAGGGCTTAGCGAATGCGCTGTAGAGGTCTCATATTGTGCAGGAAATACGGCACAGGGAATCCTTTACGACCTTTGCGCACGGCTAGGCTTTCCTATTGTGGCATTTGAACCGCTCCGTGACACAACATATGACAAGGATGTGACCGTTGACGGAAGCCTTATGGATGCAATTGAAAAATATGCCGGAATTTGCGGAGTATCGGCGTATGTGTGCAAGGGTGCGCTTTACGTGCGACCTCTTTCATCTGACGGCACTGATACATTCGAGCTTTCGGTTGAAACAGGGCTGTTGTCGGTAGAGGAATATGAAAAAACCCGAAATAACGGAGATTTTGAGGATATTGAGCGTGGTTTCACAATTGAAATGCTTCTCAATTATCGCATTCAGACCGGCTCAAAAGTGATACTATCCTCTGACCGTGCAAACGGGATTTACTATGTAAGCGAGGGCGAACATACCTTTGACGGCACGGACATGATAACAAAAATAATTGTACTGGAGGGATAAAATGTCAATTTCAGAGCTGATAAAGGAAATGACAAATCAACAGCTTCTAACACTTCACACTTGCCTGATTTGCATTGTTCTGGACGTTTATGAGGACGGAACGGCAAAAATTCTTCCGCTAACCGTCATGCAGACAGCAAGCGGTGAAACAGTTCAGCATCAGGCATTAGACCATGTGCCAATGACCGAACAGGTGAAGAATGATGTTTCAACGGGAAGTATTTGCGTGGCGATTTTTGCGGAACGTGACATTTCCGGTGCGCTGAATGGCGAATATTATCTTCCGTCTGTCGGACGGCATCATTCACTGTCGGACGGAATAATCATCGGCACACTGGGAAAATCGGAGGGGTAATAATGCGTGATTTTGCACTTGACAGCAGCGGAGATATTGTCATTGAAAACTCCGATATTGCCCTTGTAAGTGGCGATGAACAGGAAGTTCAGAAAATTCGTCAGATTCTGGGGACAAGGCTTGGTGAGTGGGTTTATGACGAAAATGAGGGCATTGACTTTGATGCATTTATGCAGAAAAATCCCGATTTACAGCGGATTCGTGAGACTGTGCGGAATGCTCTGAATGAAATCAGCGAGAGCTATGTCTTGCAGGATTGCAGTTATGAGATAAACAGCAGGCTGTTGAAACTCAGCGTTTCCGCAGAAAATCAGGGCGTTCAAGAGATATATCTTGAAGTAAATACAAATTGACAGGAGGGATAACAATGCCATTGACTGAACAAGGATTCAGCCGCCTGACCTACAATGAAATTTTGCAACAGCAAATCACGAGGGCAAAGGAACTTTTCGGGGATGATGCAGACACATCCGAAAAAAGCGTACTGGGGAAATATATTCGCCTGAATACGGTTGATTTTGCACAGCAGGAAGAAACTCTTGAAAATATATATCTTTCAAGATATATCGACACTGCAACGGGAGCTTCGCTTGACCGCCTTGCGCCTTTTGCAGGAATAAGCCGCAATCCACCGTCAAGGGCAACCTTGAAGCTTGCGTTGCTGAATAGCGCAACGGCAGCGGCAACAATTCCAATGGGGACGAAATTTCGCACATCAACAGGAATTTCATTTCATTCGGTGAGTGAAACTGTAATTCAGCCGTCAAAATACGCAAACATCACGCTTGAATGCGATGAAATCGGGGCAATCGGGAACGTTTCCGACACGGAAATTACATTTTTAAATGCGCAGATTGCAAACGTTTCAATTATGAAAACAGCAGGCTTTTCGGACGGCAGTAATGCCGAAACCGACATTGAGCTACGCAGTAGGTGGAAGAATGCGCTTTCGGGTTCGGGAAGCGGAACGGCAGCGGCAATAATCGGAAAAGTAAGCCGTATTTCAGGAGTTTATGACTGCACAGTAACAGAAAATTCAACGGATGAAATGATTGCACTGGGGGACGGTGTTGCTATTTCTCCGCATACGTTCTTAACGAGTGTAAGTGCATCCTCCGACACATCGGAAACAGCTGTTGCACAGGCAATTCTTGACAGCAAACCGCTTGGAATAGGCACATCCGGTAAAACAACCGTGAGCGTGAGCGATTCCGCAGGGATATCTCACAGCATTTCATTTACCATGAATCAGACCTTTACACCGTTATTTTTTATTTACATTTCCGGGCAGGATGAACCCGATTTTGATGAGGAAACAGACGGGCAAGCAATTAAAAATGCAATTATTAATTACGTTAATGAGAGCAAAAACACTCTCGGGCAGACCCTTTATGCATCGTCACTTTATGCGCCGATAATCGAAAACACGAACATCCGCAGCATCAAGCAAATAACGCTTGCATTTATGAATTCGTCCGGCTCATCCGTCACTATTCCGGCAAGTGCAACTCTTTCCGCAGTTGCTAAAAACATAAAAATTTATGTTGTTTAAGGCGGTGAGAGCGTGAAAAATCAACTTGTTTATCAGCTTCCGGATTCCTACGCAAAGCCTGTTCGAGGGCGTGAAGAAGCGACAGCTACCAACACTTGGCGGCTACTGTCACTTTCGGAATCTCGGCAGGATGAATTCAGCGAGGAAGCGGAAAGCGTTGAAAAATCAATTGATATCGACACTTGCAGTGGTTATGCTCTGGATGCAATCGGCGAAATGTACGGCTGTATACGTGAGCTTTCGGAAGATGATGAAACATATCGCCGTAAGCTTTTTTTGCGGCTTGCAGATATGTTTCGTGGCGTTTCGGTTAATGAAATCCTAGCGGTTACGGAGCTTCTGAGCGGTGCGGAATCAGGGGATATTTATTTCAAAGAACTAGGGAATGCGACTGTTTCTATTAATGTCAAATCGCCCGAAGCCTACAAAAAACTCACACTCACAGACAGCGAACTGCTTGAAATTGTCAAGGGATTGCTTCCGGTGGGCGTTAAGCTTGAAGATGAGGTGAGGGTTCACGAAAAGGCAATTTTCTTGACGAAGGACGGCGCATCTCTGATTACTTCCAACGGCGAGACGTTTAATTCAAGAGATTGGTAAGGAGGGAAATTTTGTGTATACAATCATAGGCAGCGAAATCATAAAATTTGATGACAGCGGGGCAATAAACAGAGTGGATATCGTTGCGGACAGTGAGAACGATATCCCAAAGCCCGAAGCAAATTGGAGTCCCGGCAGCACAGTATTTATCACCGAAACGCACACCATGAAAATGCTGAACAATAAGGGGGCGTGGGAGTAATGGCAGTGGATGTTGTTGCAAGAATGTTGGCAGTCGATTCGCAAAAGTCGGTTGCCAATGTAAAGGCGGAACAAAACAAAAAATTTGAACTGATTGAAACTATCACAGTCGAGGAAGAGGGCATCTATGCAATTGAGCGCACCGTTGAACCAGACGGAACACCATATGATATGGAAAAAGTGCTAATTGTGGCTGAGACTGAGAAATCAAATTTTGAAACAGCAGGAACTACATTCTATTTTTATGCAGGGAGAGGCTCTGATAGTGGTGAGGAACAGTCCTTAGTAATTTGCCATTATACAAGCGGGATTTTTTCAAGCACCAATAAAAAAAGATTTACAATCTGCTGAAAATAGAATCAGGGCTGCTGTTTAACATTGGATTTGCTGGGGCTATTAATAATAGTATGCTTGCAACGACGGGAACCTCACAATTTGCTCTTAAAGAATTTACCGATTACATTTGTAAAATCAGATTTTGTACAATTTTGAGTAGCAATACCCCAATTGCCCCCGGCACAACCATTCAAATTTACGCAGTAAGGAGATGATTTTTTGAAGCCGAAAATTGATATTAACGGCGAAGTCCGTGAGATGACGGACGAAGAGTTTCAGGAATTCCTGAAACAATCAGAAGAGAATGAAATAAAGGAGACATAAAAATGCCGGAATATACAAGCAAATTTACAGGCGAGGAAATTGACGAGCGGCTTACTGCGGTCACGGACAAAGTGGGTAAAGAGGACTATGCAACGACCTCAGACGCAGGAATCGGGAAAGTAAGTGCCACCTATGGCACGGGGATGACTTCATCGCAGATTTTTTGCACCAGTAAAGCTACTGACAGCGACATATCCGCCGGGAAAAGCAATTACAAGCCGATTGTGCCGTCAAATCTTTCAGTCGCAATGTCCGAATATGGAATTAGTTCAAAGACATTAATTCCCGATATGTCAGAAACTACATCTAAAGCGACAACCCACATTGCAGACAGCACACTGCACGTTACAGAGACGGATAAGTCCAACTGGAACGCAAAGGCGAGTAAATCTGAATTCAAAGTTCACACGGAAAACCGTGATATACACACAACAGCAGATTCGCAGGAATCGTGGAATAATGCGGCAGAATCGGCTGCATTAAGCAAGTCCACCATAGGCTATCAGCGTAAAAATCAGCTTAAAAACACAGCTGTTTCAAGAACAATAAACGGTATCAATCTCACGGTAAACGATGACGGAAGCATGACTTTCAACGCCGGAACTTCCACAGGTCTTGTATCACAGATTATATCAAAATTTACATTTAAGGCAGGGGTGAGCTACATCATCACAGGCGCACCGGATGACGGCACAAAGACCACCAGAATCACGCTTGTAAGCGATGACGGCACGGAATATTCTGACAGTGCAACGTGGGACACAGGCAGCGGTGGAACGGTTAAATTCGATAGCGATGCTACGTACAACATCCGTGCGAGAGTTTGCGTGGCGAATACAACGCTTTCCGAAGCGGTTGTATTTAAGCCTATGGTTCGTATTGCGGATATATCAGATAATACATATGAAGCATATGCACCGGGCGTTGACGAACGGCTTGAAGAGCTTGAAACGGCGGTGAATGCAAATCAGAATAAGCTGATTTTCAGCGGCACATCTGCCGCAAAGGTTACGCTTTCGGAAAGTGCGGAAAACTACGATTTACTGACGATTCAGGTTGACTACGGAACAGGCTATCACTTCATTACAGCGGCATCTGCCGGAGTTACTCAGGCGGCTATAGGCACAACTCCGACCTACGGAGCATCCGCAACAAAAGTAACTATTGGTTCGTGTCTGATATATGTTTCGGGAAATAGCGTTGAGATATCAATGTCCCCATACAATCTGACCTCTTCCGGCTCTAGCGTGACAACAGAGACTACATCAACAGCGAAAATAACAAAAGTTTTCGGGCACAAATACACATCATAAACGGAGGTCAACATGACACCAGAAATAATAATTGCGGCAATCACGGGATTATGCTCAGTTGTGGGCGTGATTATCACGGCATCGGCGAGTTCCAAAAAATTACAGCAGCAGCTTGAAGTGAATCAGGCGGTGATGAATACGAAAATTGAAAATCTGACCGCAGAAGTCCGCACACATAACGGATTTGCGGAACGCATTCCGGTTTTGCAAGAGCAGATTAAAATTTTAACTCAGCGAATTGAAAACCTCGAAAAGGAGAATCACCATGAAAGATAAAATTGCAAAGCTCATTAACGTGAAGAGCATTGTAACGTTGGCTCTGACGGCGGTTTTTGCCTATTTATCGGCATCCGGTAAACTTACAGCAGAGCAGTTCCAGACTGTTTTCACAACCGTTATTGCGTTCTATTTCGGCACGCAGTATCAAAAAAATTCAAATGAAATTAATGAGGAGGGGAATTAATGTACACAATCATTAACAGCGAATTTATCAAATGGGACGAAGAAATTCAAAAGTTTCGTGTGGACATCGTGGTGGATAGCGAAAGTGACATTCCTGAACCGAAAGACAAATGGTATGTAGGCAGTACCGTTTTTATCACCGAAACTCACACGATAAGAATACTGAACAATAAGGGGGCGTGGGAGTAATGGCAGTGGATGTTGTTGCAAGAATGTTGGCAAACGAAGCTCTGAATGCTAAAAATCCTGACGGCACGCCTGTTGTTGATAAAACGCTGAGTAAATCCGGGCAGGCGGCTGATGCAAAGGCAGTAGGAGACACTCTTGCGGCCATTCTCTCTGCGCAGGGCGGCAGTATCAAGCCTACGGGGTGGGCTGATGTGCAGG